ATCCAAAACTTGCGTTTTTGTTGGAAGTATCCCGCGCACTAGGCCTGGACCTTAATAAACTGGTCGATATTATGGCTCGTTATGCTGCACGTAAAGCTGGACATATCCCCCCAGACGCTTTGATTAAGATGAATCTTCCCCCAGAGCTCCGTGCAGCGCTTAGCGATCCGAAGAAGGTTCAGAAGCTTGTTCAGTTTCTGTCGTCAACTTCTCCTGCGCTGCCTGCAGCAACAGAATCAACGCCTGCCGACGCTCCAACGTCAGAATCACGTTGATTTGTTGGGGGTCGCTTACCAAGTTCTGCCACAAGTTGATCGCGTATTGAATATTCACGTTCTAATACATGACACATAAGATCCATCATGGCAAATACATGTTCTACGCAGCCATCGGGTCCGCGTTGATGGGCCACCTCGTGAATGGCTATAACTATTGTCTTTGCAAGGTTGTTTAGAATTTTCTTCGATATATAAGCAGTATTATTTTTGTAAAGACCTGTTAAGTTGTACGTATGGAAATCTACGACTTTGATAGGTAAAGATTGAAGGTTTGCTTTGGCGGTAGCATACGAGAGAACATCTCTAACATATGAGATGTTTTGTCGTTCTTCGGGTTGAAGATCTTCGTCGGCATATTCTACTTTGACGGAAGTACGTAATGCTTCTCGATACGCAACAATACTTGGGTAAAAATCTTTTAGGACATACCAAAGTTCTGTAGAAACAATCACAGTTTTCAGTAGAAAATGCCCAAAAATATCTGCTTCTTCCGGCGATTTTACGGGAATTGCATCTCCGTGTTTTTCGCAAAATACCGAGCGAATTGCCATTTTTAGTTTTGTGCTCGGGTTATCGGTAATAGCATCAGCTTCAAAACCGCCAGTTTCAAGGATTTTGTATACGGTATCTATATTTAGAGAATTTGCCACCCACTCTTCCCACAAAGTAGCTATAGCAGCTCTAAGCTCCCACGTATCTGGGACTCGGCGATCTCGTCCTGTTTCAATCTTTTTGACGTCATACCCATATAGTGAGTTTGGTATAGTAGCGCAAAATACCCCACGGACATAAATACGTCCGCGTTCATTCGGATCTAAAAGAATTGAACCAGATGGTAAGGATGTGACTTTTTGCAGTTTATGTAGACGAATGAATTTTGATTTTACGTTTTCCCAGGTTTTTGGGTTTACGCCTTTAATAGTAACAACAAAATCTGTTTTTGGATCCTCTGTTTTGAAAGGAGTAACATTTACAGTAAATGTTTTACGCCCAATTTTGTCAAATTCTAATGAAGGGAGCCATTTGTAATTTCCACTATAAATCTTGCATTGAATTGAAGGGTCTCGTGCAAATACCAGCATAGCGAGTTTTAGTCCTTCACCATGCTGCCCAATAAACCGATTATCTTTACTTTTTTTCGTTTCACCAAAATAAAGTGCGTCAATTGACACTAACGTGTCTTTGTTTGTTACTGTTAGTGTCTGCTTTTCTTCATTATATTCGATTATTGCTTTAGATGACGTCTCTTCAGTTTCTTGGTCAAACGCATTAGCAATGATTTCTCGTATTGCGTCTTCCACTCCCCAATCTTGAACGTAATTAGCAAAAATAGGATATTGGATTTTCATGGTACCTCCGATACGCAAATGTTTGTTCAAACGTTTATTCAAACGTTTATGCAAACGTTTGCGCGGAGTCTTATACCTAAAAACCACCTGATATTTTTTACGCTTTTGAGCGCATCTTTACATAATACTCAAAAGCAGCATCGCGCGCTTCTTTGATTTGTTCTGGTGTAAGGGGAATATTGTCTGCGTTGAATACATTTAGTGCAGCTAGCTCTACACCAAACACAAATTGTTCGGGGGATCCCATCAATTCAGCAACGACCAACGCAAAAATACGAGTGGCACGATCTGCTACTTCTTTACCTACAGCCCATCGATCGTTTTTTCGTCGGGGGTCACGGGCGATTTCTTTAAAGCCGAATGGGTCATTTGCTGATCGTTCTTCTGTTTCAATTCCTTCGATATAACGCTTTTCTCGAAGTTCGTGCCTTGTGTCGCTCATTTGGCAACCGCCTTTGTACAATGTTCTATAACGCTATCACCTCTGACCAAAACGGGTTTGGCAGGACCATCGGTCACACGTTTAACACCTTCTGGTGCAATATGATCTGTTGTGTCTTTAGCGGGGTATTCTGATTGTGCTGCGCACCAACCATAAAAAAGAGGAATAGTGCGTCCTCCGCGAGTTTTTGTTCGCGGGTCAAAGTACCTACATTCACAACACTTTAGCTTGTTCATTAGTCGGTGTTCCTTGCTAGCTTTACTTGGTAAAACTGGAATAAATCTTGCGCTTTTTTACCTGATTGTCTGACATCAAAGAGGGCTAGAAGTGTTCTATTTAGTAGCATATCGCTGTTGTCTCCATAGGTACTTACGGCTCCGTGAATAGTAACCGGGCCTAGAGTTAAACTAGCGGTGGGACCAAGTAATTCTTTGGGGTTTAGTGCTAGTGACTGACGCCTAAGACACGCACTGATATCTACCCCTGCTTTAATGAGGTCTTGAATAAGTTTACCAAGGATAACATAAATAGCCGCTTTAAGGCGTTCTTCGTTAGTTACAAATGTTTGTAGTGTTACGCGGGCGTGAATATGTTGGGTGCGCAGAGAGCCGGTCACATTTGGAGGTTGTTCCCCGTTCGCTAAACGAGCCTTAATTTCTTCTTCTTCAGAATATTTTGTTGATTCCCAGACATTGATAAGCGGTTTCATCTTCCACCTGTAAGATCTCTGTCTCGGCAATCAACGTGTACGACTTCAAATTCTGCTGAACATCGTACAGACTTAATGCCACGTTCGTCAGGAAAAATCCCTTCAACTAAGGCGCATGTAATAATCCTATCTTCCCGTTTTAGCTTTTCTCGGCATCGCGCGCAGACAAAGTCGGGGGCTCTAGCAACAACTGGTTGTTGGTTAACGTCGATCAAGAGCGTACTCCTTGCGGTATCCAAAAAAGGGCGTTCCAATTTTGGGTCTGCGCACTCAAAGTGCGCAAACTCCTCATAAATGGATAGATACACGCATTTCCCGACACCACTAGGGTTTTGACCAATACCAGAAACCAGTTTTACATCGATGATTACATCACCGCGTGCAAACTGTTTGCGACATTTGGCACAATGTGTCGGGGGTGTTCTAGGTGGTACGTCGTAGAAGTAGTCCATATTTGGAGTATATCACATTTCGCTACGGTGTCTAAGAACTTGTAGGAACTTGAGTACATTTGCTTTATCGTATGTTACAGGGTGTGGTATAGACTTGCGTACTATTGCGGCGTAACTTTTTGCATTTCTTGCAATTCGAGAGTCTAGCACAGCGACTACTCCTCGGTCTGATTCGGAGCGGATAAGACGTCCTGCTCCTTGTTGGAAATCGATTAGCGCGCACTGCAGATCAAGGGTTTGCCATGACTGCAATGCAGCTTTTCGTTCATCTATTCCGGCGCGCATAAGCACCTCCTCAAGGTGTTTTTTACGCGCACGAAAAACAGGATCTTCAGGTGTTGGGAAGGGAAGACGTGGGATTACAACAAGGCGCAGTTTTAGCCCTGGTATATCTACGCCTTCCCACAAACTGCGCACACCTAGAAGCACGCTTCCAGGTGTTTCTTTGAATTGCGTTACACAACTTTCAATACTTCCTTCTTGCGCGATAAGGTTTTTTACTCCTCGTTTTGAAAGTCGTTCATAGAATGCTTTTAGGTCTCGGAACGACGCACATAGAATAAATGCTCCTCCTCCGGAAGCGTTACAAAGGTCAGCTATCTCATTAGAACAACTGTCCCAAAACGCTTGCTCGTTTTGTTTGCTATAAGTTGGTATGGTTTCAGCTATATACAAGCAAGAGAGCTGAGAATAATTGAACGTATGGGGTAGAATGTGTTTTTCTGTAATATCGGAGGGTCGAAGTCCAAATTCACGGGCGATATAATCGAAAGTGCCTGCTGTGGCGAGAGTGGCGCTAGTGATGATAACGCTTTTATGTTCTTTTAGGTGTTTTCCTACAATACCGCTAATTTCGATAGGCGCTGTGATAACGCTTTTTGTTGTACCATTTCGGTCTTCTTCTATTTGTGTGTAGGTAACATAATGTTCTTCGTTAGAGTCGGTACGATTTTGCATAATATCGCAGGCTTTAAGTAGTTTTTTTGTCTGCGCCGCTACGGCCTTTAACCGTACAATTTCTTTTGCATCGAGGCGAATGTCTCGCGTTGTTGACTCAGACCAAACACCTAAATTCATAAGTGCGTTCTGTACGGGCATTAAAGCGTCGGCGACTTCTGCTGCCGCTTTTGCTAACGCAGCATTTGGTTGTACGATGTCCTGAGCAGGCAGAGACGCTAATAGCAGTGCTACTTTTGTATCAAGTTGTCTATCAATTTTTATACAAGTGTTTTGACTCATTTTGTGTAGCAGATCTACTTGTTGTGCGTTAATTTTGTACGTATAGGCATCACGGAATGCAGCTGGGGCTTGATGTGCTTCGTCAATAATCAGTACATCAGGCTTCCCAAAAATAGCGCCTTGCATCGCAAAATTGAGTGCAAGTAGTGCGTGATTTACAATAATAATTTTGGCTCCGTTACAGCTGTCTTTGTGTTGTCGGTAGCCACAACGTCCAGCTAGTTCACATTGTCGCTGGGCGCATTCAGTTACACGGAAGTGGTGTGTGAAGGGAAACTCAGTAAGTGCTTCATCTAGATCTCCTAGGGGGTTTTCTTCGAACCACTTTTCGAAAAGTTCAATGTCTTGTTGTTTGTACCAATTTTTGGCGGTCACGTAGAATTCAGATAGTCTAATTTGACATACAAAATTTGACTTACCTTTCATTAACGCGAATTTCTTCGTGACACCGAGGCGATCACACAAAAAGGGAAGATCTTTTAAAAGGAGCTGTTTCTGTAGCGCCTTCTTCGCTGTAGAGATTACAACTGTCTTGTCTGTCAGTAGGGATGGGATAGTGTATGCATAGGATTTTCCTGTGCCTGTGGGTGCTTGGATAAAGGCAATCCCGCCGCGTTTGATGATGTCTTCTACAGCATCGCACATAGCGACTTGTGAAGGGCGCACGGTCGGGACGACCCCGTTGTTTGGGTCTTTTAGCCAGTCAGATGCAGCCATGTGGCCTCCTTAGTGGACATAAACAGAACAACAACGTATACCAGGTTTCTCGCGAGTATTATCAAGGAGTGTAAACCATGCCCGCAATTATTCGTCCAGCTGAACTTTCCCCAGCCGATAAACTTGCAGCTGCGATCACGGAGGAAGATACAACTACAACTTCCGTCTCAGCTTCTGCTCCAGCTAACGCCGCTGCTCCTGCTTCTGATGAGAAACCCATGACGCCAGATGAACGTTGGCGTGCGGGTTTAAAAGCAGTAAATATGACGGAGGCTGAAGCTCTTGCGATCATCGATGCGATTATTACGAAGGGTTATTATGAAGAGTCCATGACGCTCTTTCGTGGGCGGCTTTCTGTGACTTTTAGGTCACGTGATGGAGCTTCATTGCAGCGTATTGCGTCAGCGCTTGATCAGTGCGCGACGAACGATCCTGCTGTACATCGGCAGGTAGCTGGACGTGTGATGCTAGCTTGTTCGTTGGTTCGCTATGGTAATAAGACACTTGAGCCGCCGACCGGAACGATGAATCCGGTGGATCGCGAAAAAGCTATGCAGGCTTCTTTGTCTTTTATTGACAGTTTGAGTGGTCCTGTCGTAGTTCAGTTGTACAACGCTTTGGCGCGTTTTGATGCGAAGGTATATGCTGCGCTAGCAGATGGGAGTCTAGAGGGTTTTTGAGTACCCCGTCAGGGTTGCTTCGAGCGCAGATGCTTCGCGCTGGGCTAGAAGCTCCTGCACGGGGGTCTATACGAGACCAATTGTTCCAAGAACTCGAACGTCGTTCGCAGAATCTGCGTTTAGCAGAAGTATGGTTGGTTGTCCAACTTTTGAGTGAGATTAATCAATCGCTTCTTATGTTGTTGGGTGCTAAAAGTGATGTTCTTCAAACATATATGGAATCGATAAAGCGGCGAATGATGGATTACGAAGCGGAGTTGTACCAGGATCGGTACGTACCTGCTTTTGAAGCCAAGCGTCGTGAGGAGGAAAGAAAGAAGAAAGCGGAGTACGAACGCAAAAGAAAAGAGATTGAACAGTTCTAATCGCGTACACTTGGGGGGATGGCTACGAACGATTCGATCACGCTACCAAGCTATAACTCTATGCAGGCGCAAGCAGGGTTGCTTCCACCAAGCTTTGCGCCCCCTATTTATACAAGTCAGGTCTCTTCTGCGATTGCGCAGGGAGGCTTTTCTGCTGTTGGTTCTATTACTACTGCTGGTAGTCCTGGTACGAGTTTTGGTGCGGGTCTATTTGGCGCGCAGCAATTACAGAGCTTTACAACTGCACCTCCTATGGTTCAAGGCCCTACAGGGGTCATGATGCCGCTTATGCCGGGTGCGTCAAATAGCCCTTACGCGTCTATGAACCCTTACGCAGGGTTAGCGGCCATGGGACTTTACGCCGGTCCTCCAGGTTTGTATACGCCTATGGCACCTGCCCCTCCTCCTGTATATGGAGGGCAATGGGGGCGTTTGCCTTTAGGTCCAGAGTTACCGGCGCCGCATTTCAATACGGCGTATATGATGGAGCTTGATCGTGCACATCTGACCGAGAATGTTATGGAAGCTCAAACCTGGGCTGCTATGGGAGTTGGTGCACGTATTGGTACTAATGCGTTTGCGGGTCTAGGCGGGGCGGCTTTAGGACGAAAGATCGGAGGGCTTTTTGGACCACGTGGACGTGCCGCGGGGGCATTTATTGGTGGTATTCTTGGTTTTTTAGGGTCTGAATATATAGGTTTAGGCAATGCTGGCCAAAATGCATTTATGAATTTTGTGGCTTCGCCGCACATTCATCAGCAGGCGATGGCCGGTTCTATTATGGAGTCGTCTCGTCATTACGTAAACATTGGTAGCGCACTCCATGATAGTGGTGCTGGATTTGATCATCATAGTGCGCTTTTAGCGGCGAATCGTATTAGAGATCTCGCCAATTCTCGTTCATTTAAGCATCAAACAGGCGATAGGTTTAACCAAGCTGATTTGTATCTAATTGCAAATGAAGCCGCCCACAATGACTTGCTATTTGGCGTACAATCGCCGGATCAATTGGTGGGGCGCGTACGAGATATTGCAAAGCAATTACATGCTTTCATGTCTCTTGCGCAAGAACCGGATGTGCGACGCGCAATTCAAACCATGGGGCAGCTTCAAAGCTCTGGTCTTGATTTAGCGCAGACAATGCAAGCGGTTCAAAATGGCCGCATATTTGCGCGTTTGGCGGGGACAACGTTTGCGGAGTTTTCTAATAGCGCTGGTGCAATGGGTTCGCAGACGTTTCAGTCCATGGGGCTGACACAAGGCCTGGGGCTGCAAACGGGTATGATGCATACAGGGCTTGCATACGCAGCCCGCGCAGGTGGGATGGACCCGCGTTTGTTGAACCTTGTTGGAGGTGTTCAAGGCCTTGGGGCGCTGAATACAATGTTTTCGGGCAGTATGTTGCAGATGCCCATGCTTGCGCCAAGCGTAATGTCTTCAGCAGCTGGCATTGACGCGAATGCATTGGTGCGGCTTCTTTCAGGTAACACAAATGCTTTTGCACAGACAGGTCAAGCCACTGCAGCGCTTCAAGCTATTGTGGCACGTCAGGGTGTAGCTGGGCTTGGCGCGGCTATCGCGATGCAGCCTTTGATTCAAGACACAATTGGTTCAATGCTGCATGCGCAAGGACCGTTCGCAATGCGAAATTTTGAGGATCAAAACATCCTCAACACAATGCGCCAAATGGGTCAATCTGGCTCAGCTGGGTTTATGACCATGGCTCAAATTATGGGTATGCAAGGACCTCAAGCAGTTGCGAGAGCTAGGGAGCTTGCATCACCTGCTTATTTTGAGCGACAACGTGCGCAAATTGAGGTAAATCGCCGTGAAGCAAGACGAGCCGAGCTTGATGCGCGTGAAGCAATGGCGCCATCGTTTGGTGAAACGATGATGCGTGAAATGGGGGTTGATCTAGCGTATCTCGGTCGTGATGTAAGCCGTGCTGTAGCACATACGTTGGGTGATGATCATCACGCACATTATTCGTCTACAACCGACGAGGAACTTCGACGTGATCGAGCTGTTTATAACTCTCGGGCTTATGCTCGGTTTATGGAGAGGCTTTCCAGACAGGGAGCTGCACATAAAGAACACACGTCTTTTAGTCAATCAATAGGGGACCAATTGGATCTGGCGCGTGCAGAAGGGTTTAGCGGTCTTGGTGCTTATCTTGCCGTAGGGTTGGGTGTTGGGATTAAAAATACGCAGCGGCGTCTTTCTGATTATCGCGAAGGTTCGCGGATTGCCGGACTATTGGCCAGTACAACTCTCGGAGAGTCAAACCAGGCTACGGATGCGCTGGAGCGGTTTTTTGGCCGTGAGCAGTCAGCTGCTGTGCAGCAGCGGCTATCTGAAGCTGTAGCTCGACGACTTGGGGACACAGGGCCTTTTGGCAGTCTTACAGCTATGTCTATTTACAATACGGTTAGTAGCGCTGTTGGTGCAGGAGATTTGTTTCAGTCACGACAATTAAGCGGCTCTTATTTCCGCGATGCGTTTATCCGCCAAGCGATGGCGGCAGGTAAGACGCGCGAAGAAGCGTTGGAGTATTATAGACAGAATGTAGATACAGTGGTTCAAGGCATGTCCGCCACGCTGCAAACAATGCTTACGCCTGAGCAGCGTCAAGCCTTGTTTGAAAATGCGCGGAGAACGGCTGCGTCGGGGACTGGACGTGGAGGGTTTAGTGAGGCACTTGAGGAAGCAGAAAAAGACTTACGTGAGCGCTTGTTTGGTCGAGATAGCGCAGAAATTCAGGATGCGTTTTCTCATCATGCCGCAAATATTGAAGGTTTAGGGCGTGAAGGCACTGAAGAAAATCGTAAATCACGAAGTTATATCATCGCCGCGAGTATGCTTAGTGCGCGACTGCGCGCTGTGGGTATGAACACTCCGGAAGGAGAACGATTGTTGCGTCAGTTGCGCGAATTGCGTCAAGCTGCCGAACGGAGTGGCGTTAATACTTCGCGAGCACAAACGCAAATTACTGGAGCTGCCGATCGTCTTGCAGAAGGTGTTGGTGCGGATATGGCGAGGATGTTTGCGCAAACACATATGGCTGACAGTGGTAGAGCGTTGTTAGAAGCAGTAGAGCAAGGAGAAGAAAAAAGCAGAATGCTTCGAGGCGCTCGCCGGGAAGCCGCGGGATTTGCAGCTCTTGCTGCGGGTAGCGGAGAACTAGCTACAGCTCTTCGTGCAGCAGGTGCTGGGGATGTATCTACGTATAATCGCGAGCGCGTAATTGCGGCTATTGAAGGATTGTCGTTGGAGGCTGTAAACGCACTACCAGAACCCCAGCGTGCGTTAGTTCGTGCCATCCGCCGTGGGGGTGATGAAGGCGAGCGTGCATTAGCTCGTCTTGGCCAAGCTTATGGTCTTCGTGCAGAAGCATTGAGGCGTGAATACCACAAGCGCGGACAAATAAGTCGGTGGTGGAGTTCATTGTGGGGAGATACTGAAGACAAATACGTTAATGAAGGGTTGCAACGGCTTACGCTTGCGGATCTTCAAGCGGATAACCAATTGACTTCTACAAATGCTACAGAAAATGCAGCTCAGCAGGCAGGAATTGGAAGTAGCAATGACCCCATGCTTGATGCAGCACGAGAGCTTCGTCAGGCGGCACAAGCGCTTCAATCTATTGCCCAAGGGGCTCAGCTTGAATATATGATTAATGGAACACGCTAAACTAATTTAGCGGAATGCGAACGTACGTAAGAGAGACTATCCCAGCAAGCGCTCTGCATATCATGGATGTCCAGATTAGGGCGCTTATTACTTGTTTTCGTAATGATTTTACGCCCGATTTAGAGGATTGGCCTTCTCGTGTACGGTTAGCTAAGTATGTTGTTCATAAGGGTGGTCCGCTGCTGATTTTTCGTTATAAGGAGATGTCATGACGCGAGCTGTATTTGCACCAGGACGTGATCGCCCCGGAGAAGCAGCAAGACCAAATGTTGCATTTCGTCCAGGAAATGGGGCAGGTGGTTTTTATGCCCGTTTTTTTCCTGGGCAAACTCCTAAATATGCGATTAATCGAAATCCGCGCGGGGATCAGTGGCGTGATACACAAGCTCGTATTTTTTTGCGTGTGGATCTTGATGAGATGAATCTATTCCGCGCTTCTGTCGCGGATGTACATACTCGCAATTATTTGTTACCGCGTATTGCGGGAGATCCTGCCCCTTCAGAAAATAGGACAACCGGGGGACCGAGTACGCATGACCCTTCAGTTAGAGCGAGGCACATTCCGAGTGGTACTGGGTATTTGGATTTTCTGCTGCAAAGTGTGCAAATGCCACAACAAGAAATAACTCAGGTGGTACAGGGTTTATCGGACAATTATGTATTGTATACGTTTGGCGCAGCTCCGCCAATGTGGACGTTTTCCGGGGTATTGATCAATACAGTGCAGGACGATCAAGCCTCGAATATGTTTCGACTGTACACGCAGGTTCTTAGAGCGACACAATTAGCTCGGCGTCAAAAAATTGTGAATATTTCGTTTGATTCTTATGTGGCTTCCGGGGCGATGATGAATCTCAATCTCGCCCTAACGGCGGGGCAAGAGACAGCTGTTCCATTTTCGTTCAATTTGCTCGTTAAACGCGTGGCAGTTGTCAATTACACCCAAAGTTGGGTCCCGACACGTGCGGGTACACCATTTGCGGCAGATCTTCATGCTATTGCGTATGATGGACGGCCACGTCCTGATACTACGCTTTCTCGTATTGCAGCTAGGACGCCTACAGGCACTGAACCTGTACAAAATGAGGATCCTCGTGTACGAGAGGCGTTGTTTTCTCCATTACCTGCGGAGACACAACAGTCAGAAATATTGTTTACTCCAGCTTCCCCCTCATCTTCATCGTTGTTTTCATCGTCGTCTACATCCTCATCCTCATCCTCATCCTCATCCTCATCCTCATCCTCATCCTCATCCTCATCCTCATCCTCATCCTCATCCTCATCCTCATCCTCATCCTCTGGGTCTCCTCAATCATCGGCACCAGCTTGGGTACCAAGATCTTTGCAAGAGGAACTTCAAGAGGCCCTTAGGCCTTCGCCGCTGCTGCCTACTCCGTTACCGGAAGAATATACTGTTGAAAATCGCGCACGTCCTGAAACGTACAGACAGACAAGGCCATGAGCATTTCGTTTATCAGCCCAGAACCTTACAGCGTTGTTGAGCCTAATTCTCGGACAATTGTATTTAATCCGGGAAATCTGGGTGAACATCCATCTCGAACGTTAGAAGTAAAAATTGGTAGTGTATTGCTTTTTACTGAAGTAGGCGGTGTTGTAACTTATTTGGACCCTGATTATACATATTCAGTTTCAGACGGTATTTATACTTTGACAAAAATAAGTAATTGGTCAATTGGTGTACCTATTGTCGTAACGGTTATTGTACGACTAACAGGTGGGAATATATCAGATACTGCTGCTTTGGCTTTTTATTCAGCATCTCCGACTTTACTTGACAGTGCTCCTAAAGACGGTGAAATTGATGTGCGAGATACTACATCTATTTCGTTTCGTCTTTCGTCTGTTATCCCAATTAGTTATTTATCGTTAGCTATCAACGGGCAAAGTGCTCTTATTGAATCCCCGATTTTTAAGCCAGTATGGGCACGGCCGAATTTTTACGGGAAAATTTCTATACACGGCAATGATATTCATTTGTTAGTCTTACCGCGTAGGCGTTTTTCTTATTTGAGTAAAGTCACCGTTGACGTTGGAGTGATGTATGAGGGTCAAGGCGAAACTGAAGCATTTGTTCACTTCACAAAAATATTGCCATTTTCATTTCATATTCGTGGCCTAGCGTCGGATTCTAGTCAAGACAATGCAGATATGCCTGTAGTACAGGCTACGTCAAGTGGCGCGGCTGCTTTTGCTAGAGCCATTCTCGGTGTTATGAGTCCGTTGAATCCAGGCGTCGATACAGCAGCACTTTTTTATTCGCGGGTGCAGCGCTGTTCTCTTGCAGGTTTTTATCAAGACCGTCGATTGGAGCGTGCTGGTATTGTGCAGCCCGATTTGATGGAATTGGATGCTAAAGTGCGGGAAGCAGATATTTTTTGGGGGGTATTTCGTATGGAGGCTAGTGCGAAAGGTGTTGCCGATGACATGCTTGAACTGTTAGATAAAACATATCAAGCACCTTTTCCTCAGGAACGGGTAGGTGCTGTAGCTGCGTTGCTTCTTCTTGGGTTTACCAAGTAAATGGAGTTTTCAACGTGACGTACGATCCATCAGCGGCTAGAAGTTCTTCGGTTTTTTCTGATATCCCGTCTTATCAGGCTTCGTGGATTTGTTATATTAATGGAATTGAAGTGCCTATTCTTGGCTTTTCTACATCTTGTTCTGTAGGGCAAATTCCTTCTTTCACAATTAGTTTAGCGCCACATCCGTCTTTGGAGCGACTTGGTGTAGAGGACCGCGTTCCTGTAGCTATTTTTTATTTGGATTATTGGCATACACCAGAAGCTCCAGAATTTCGTTTGTTGATTGATGGCGAGATTGTTGGGTGGAGTTATACAAATTACATGGGCCGCAGGGCCATGACCTTTGATTGTTTGTCGCACATTCATGTGCTTCAGCAGCTGTATTTTTTCTATATGACAAATGTTGATGATGTTGTTGCTGCGCAATCCCCAACTGTTATGGCCCAAGGGTTTTCAACGCCTGGTCTCCTTTATCCTTATGCGCTTTTTCATAAGGGGCTTTTAGCGACTTCCGAACAAATTCAAGCAGCGCAGCCACGTAGGCCTGGGGCGGTGGGACAAAGCGATCTTCCGGCACAAGACGATAATTCTGATGCGACAAAACTTATTCAAGCACCGTATGAACTACTTTACAATGTTATTCGGGGGGTCATCGGCAAGAACGTGCCAGCAGAACGACGCTCTATTCCTATGTTGAATTTTTTTGCGCGTCATGTGCGTAAGACGCGTTTGTATAATCGCTTTGTTCGTTTGCCGTTTTTAGAGGATCCTGCTGTAATTGGAGAACGGAAAGGCGTTTTTCCTATCTTCAATGCGGCTCGTAATGATGAAGCAATGAATGCAATGCAGCGACAAGCTGCATCCCAAGTGGGGAATTCAGGCCCTGTTTGGAATCTTCTACAGCAATTGTTTTCTGATGTCTATATGGACATTGCGATGATACCGAATCCTGCGGCGGTGACGGTATCACTTGGAAATGATGATGGTCAAATTGAAAGAGTGTTAGACGATAATACTCCGATTACGGCTCAGCGTCCGCCTGAAACTATTGATGATAACGCACTTCGCGAGCAAGCCGAACAGTTGGCGCGTGATTTACTTCGTGCGGTAGAGCAAAATGTTTCAGCGGATCCTGCGTTGCTTCGAGAAGCGGGGTTGTCAGAAGCGCCAACATCCGCTGAACAAATTAGTGTTAACACTATTTTTGAGAATCTACGGCAGCGTGCTGAGCTAGCACAAGCTTCGCAAGTGCATGAGGGCGTTGATCCTATGCACCCAATTCGTTTGGCGCAGTATTTTGTGAAGCCGCCGATGTATTTCGGCATTCCACCACATTGTAATGTGGTGTTTCCGTCCCAGATTAAAGGATTTGGATTCAATGAAAATTATTTTGAGCAACCGACGCGAGTGTATGTAAATGATTCAGTACTAACTTCTCTGCTTCGTACTTCTGGACCTAATCGTCATTTTATGCTGCATGCGCTTACTGTTGCCTATCCCGACGAAGCTAATGCTTTGATGGAACATAAAGTAGGTGGTGATACAAATAGTGCCGAAACACCGGCAACACCGTCTATGTTGGAGACTGGCAAAAATTTACTTATCTGGCCTGTGGAGTTTTTTCAAGGCCCTGTGACACATCGAGTTGCGCTGCCTACGTGGTTTCAATATCTTCGACAATTTAATAATGCGAGACCTACTAACGAAAGTACATCAGATACTCCGACAAATACAACGACGGCAACAATACCGAATGTTCCTGGGGTTCCTGCACCCCCTCTTACAAATGTGACTATTCCTCCTACTATCACAGCAGAACGTAGAGGAATGGTATTTGAGCGTGAACGCGCTCGACCTGACTTTGCTTATCGGTGGCTTATCTCAGAAGAAGCACTTGCAGAAGGGAATCGTAAAACTGTTCGCTATTCAATGCCGACTTATGCCCAGCTGACGCCGCATGGTCAGGTACGAAGTCGGCGCACTGGTCAGATGATACCTAATTATCAGCAGCCTATTAGTCCATCATTGCGTGTGTTTATTGAACATATACGATCACTTTTTCCGATTATTCATTCTGTAGGTCATGTAAGCGGCTACCACTCTGAGATTTTAGATCTCAGCCGTCCAGCGGATCCCCATAAAGCAGGACGTGCAGTAGATTTCATGATACGGACTGTTCGTCGTGGATCACAATACGGCTTACCTGATTTAGAACATGGAACACCGATCGCAGAGTATTTGGTGCGTAATTGCGATGTATTTGGTGTGCAGTATTTGATTTGGGCCCGTAGTCAATGGAATAGCAGCAAACCGCCTGGTATTGGACCAGGAAAGAAGTTTTCCCATTACACGGTAAACCCGAATGACGAGCGGTTTGACCATTTTGACCATATTCACGTAGAGCTTAGTGAAGAAGCCGTTCAAGGGCTTTTGCCTTTCTATCAGAATCAGGTTTCGAGATCAGCTGCGCCAGTACCAAGGACTACGGTTCCGTTACGTCCAGGGCAAAACGCCCACACAAACACGATGACGACAGAACTTGCGCAACCTAGTACTGCTACTGCTCCACCAACGTTTCGAACAGTTACTAGACCTGTTGCGGCCGCACAGTCGTCGACTACAGAGGGTGAATCCAATAGTGATCAAAGTTTTCGAGAACTTTATCGTTTGTACGCGCAACACAAAGCGCTACACGATAAATACATGGCCCGTCGTGCGGCGGCACAGTTGCTTTTTAATCCATATATTGTTGTAGGCTTCCCAGCAATGGTTTTTGACGCTATGTCGTCACGTTTCCATATGGTGGGTTATGTGCAGAGTGTAAGTCATTCGGGATCGGCGGATGGAAGTTTAGAGACAGCAGTACAATACACTTGTTGTCGTACTTTTTCTGAGTTTATTGCAGATGTACGTACAGATGCTGAACGGTTTGCAGCGAGAGTTACGGCTGCTCCCGCTGAAATCATTGATGAGATTCGAGCTATTATCCAGGATGAGAACAACGCAGAAGCGTTTTATCGTCGGTTGTTTTACGGAAATGGTCCGCGTTATCAAAATGCCCCTACTGCATTTCGCTGGGATAAAGCGGTGGGCTATGCAAATGGGACATTAGGTGTAACCGATATTGAGGTCAACGGCATATCTGTAGCGGAAGATATTGCTCGGCGTAATCCGGCTGCTAGTCCTACTAGTACTACTGTAACTGGTGGGTTTAGTTCGGCAGCCGAAACTCAATCAACCCAAGTGTCTGAAGCGCCTAACCAAAGACAAACCGTAACGACTGCAGGTTCTAACTCAACGGAACAAACAGTTACATCAAATCTTGACCCTAATCAGGAGCTGTCGCCGCAGACTAACATTTATCAAGATGCGTTTGATAAGTATGACATTGCGATGCAGCTGAGCGCACGTGCTGTGTGCAGTCTTACTCAATACATTCGATTTTGGCATGGTGGTCGTACTATTAATGATTTGATGGCTGAAGGAGAGGTGGGGCAAGAGCTCGATGGTTATGCATATGTAGAAGTGCCTACACAGGATGTAGTGGCTACTAGTGTTGATTCTTCGGGTCAACCTAGAAATATTCGATCTACGACAGTTAGAAAGTCGGCAATTTTTTACAGTCGAATTTTTAAGCTTCGCCCAGGCCCTGGACTTGGACCCGATCATTTGCAACCACCCACAGAGGCGGAACAAGGATATACAAATCCACCGAATATCCAGCCATCATCTACACATGCAGGTGTAGCAGCCAACTTTCCACAAACACGTGCAGACTGGGATGAGGTCCTTTTACGTTACCGTGAAATGATTCGTTCTCAGATCGCACCGAGGTGACCTGTGCCGTCCGTTAAAGATCGTGACCAAGAGCTTTGGTTAGAGTGGAAAAAATCACCTACGCAAGCAAATCTTGAGGCGCTTATGAAGCAAATGATGCCTGTTATTATGCGTGAGGTGAACAGGTGGAAAAATTTGGCTCCTAGTTTTTTGTTAGAAAACACGGCAAAGCAATTAGCTTTGGAAGCTTTCAAATCTTACAACCCAAACGCAGGAACTTCTTTGAATACGCATCTTACGTGGCAACTACAAAAGCTATCGCGAGTTGCGTATTCTAACCAAAATACGTTGTCTGTCCCAGAGCATCAAAGGTTGACGTTTAATCAGTATATGAACGCAGCACGGCATCTAGAAGATCAACATGGAAAGCCCCCTACACACGAAGAAATTGCTGATTATTTAGCGATTCCGCCTAAAAAACTACGTAAAATCATCGATAATGTTCAAACTCGTGAGTTGATGGAATCGGGTGAGGGTCCGCCTATTCAGAAGATGAATGATGATGATTATGAGTTCATTCATCTTGCTTACAGTCAGATGACCCCGCTACAAAGGCGTATTTTTGAGCTAAGGACAGGCTATAACAATACGCCAATAGCTCCTAATGCCAAAGCCATCATGACTCAACTTGGTTTGAGCCAGGGGCAGCTAAGTTATCAACTAAACGCAATTAAGGACTTGTTGAAAAAGAGTCAAAAATTACGATAATCTTCAGTATGTCTGAATTGATCCGTGCTGCGCTTAACGGATTGGCTGCCGATAGACGTCGAACAGTTAACTCAGTACTAAATATTGCCCCGCGTTCCGGGAGTTCTAACGTCCCTCGTAGGACGTTGTCTGATATTGGGTTCATGACTCACGTTCAGGTCGGTTATCTGAATGTGAATCCTGTTCATTTTGCTTATACGGCTGAGGGGCAACGTGAGATTTCGCAAATTGTCTTTGTTGGGTATGGACATGTAGACGATTATCGACGTATTCGTAGCGGACAGCCACAGGATGTAGTCTTAGGGGAGCAGTACATCATTTCATCTCGTACAAGTGCGCAAAAAACAGCACCGATTATTCAAGCAGCTGTAGGTATACGAGGGCCAGCACCACATTTTATTGTAGACCGCAATGGGAACGTGTGGATTGGGCCTGGAATTGATGCGGAAACGTCTTATGTACCAGAGTATAGAGAGACTGCTGTTTTTATTGCTGTAGAGACCGCGCTTGCTGCATCTCGTACAACATCTCAGATTTTTGAGTTACCTTTTACAGCTGTACAAATAGATTCATTGTCTGTAATTTGTTCTAAGCTCCTTACGGCATTTGGCGGAGAATTCCCTCGTAGGTTTTTAGATACGTTACCAGTAACAGCAAAAGGCTTTACGTATATTTGTCAGCCGAAAATAGAAGGCGTATCTATTGTCAATTTTCAAAACACAAGACCTTCTACACCCGATATTTTTGATTATACCCGTAGCCAAAGTGAAGGGTTTTTTGATTTAGTCGCTAGACAGGGGCCTTTTGATTTAGCTACACAAGTATGGCGACCATTTGCTGCGCCGACACCTGTAGCGAGTCGAGCAGCTATCGCCACTGTTATTAGTACAACAGACACTACTTTAGCCAATTCTGTTTATTTAGGAGCTTATGCAACAATAGCAGCGGAGGAACGCGCTAATGAGATGCAAACTGCTCCGCGTGCGCAGTTGTTTGTTCAGCGGCCGCGTGTTACGGCTGCTGCAGCCAATGAAGCAGACAGTGCTGCATCGCATGCGGCTAGCGTAGATAGTGCAAGTTTGCTACCGATTGAGATACCTGCGAACATGGGTCCGCATGTTTATGATTTTAACACCGGATTCTGGGGCGATAACAAAGTGGTATAACCGTGGCAAAAGACCTTCATTTGCACTTACTGATGCCAGACCAACAACGGTTTCGGGCAAATTTTTCTTTGAGTTTTGATGCACCTGTGGCTGTTGATGGGTTTCAGGCTTTGGTCAATCGGTGGGTTAAGACCTTTATGACTCCAAAAGGGAGTGATCCAATCAATAAGTCGCGAGGTACGGAATATCCTTATCTTGTCGGAGCGAACGTACCGGATATGGCTTATATTCAAGCTGCTATTGTGGATTGTGTGGCTGATGCTACTGCGCAGGTGCAAGCAGTAGATCGAGCAAATCTTACGTTACCTGCGGTATCACGTTTGCGAGATGCGCAAGTAACGCGATTTAATGAGCTCGCTCCGGGGTTTATTGAATTTTGGGTGGAAATAACTAACTATGCTAGTCAACGTCTCGGTGTTCTCATCCCCTATAAGGTGCTTTGATGGCTGAATATACAATTACTTCAGAGGATGTAAAAAACGCGAAAGAAGTGCTACGAGCTCTTATTAGAGCCAACAATCCGAATATTGATGTTACAGAAGGTAGTATTCTTAGCGATCTTTTGGTTGACGGGCATGCCACTATTTTTGCGTATTTGTCTGCGCTTATTTCAAATGAACGTGCGCGACAATCGCTATTGACTTTACGCAATCTTCCTGAAAGTGAAGGCGTGGCCGATGCGGCAGACGCTTTGTTGTCTAATTTGTTTTTTACGCGTAGCCAAGGACAGTTCGCGCGGGGGGTAATTACGCTGTATTTCTCTAGACGTAAGGATGTTTTGGTTCCTAGAAATGCCCGATTTTTTAAGACACCTTCACATGTGTTTTATGTTGATAGTTCTACTGATGTATTTATTCCTGCAGCGGATCTTCGTCCTTATATAGATGGTACAGGTATAGTTGCAGGTTATACGGCTAATATTTTTATTGTCGCTGCACGTACAGGAAGTGATTACAATTTCCCCCCTGGGCGATTTGTGGCGTTTGATCAATTTGACCCCTATCTAACATTAGTAGAAAATCCGCGTGCCATTCAGAACGGGGAGTCTGTTCAAAGTACGCAAGCGTTTATTGAAAGGTCTGCAAAAGCAATGTCTTTGCGGGCATTGATCAACGCGCGATCTAACGCTAGTACGCTTCTAGATAAATTCCCCAATGTACAAGATGTCATCACAGTCGGTATGGGTGACCCCGAAATGCGACGCGACATGATTCGCGTTGCTGGTGCTACCAACTTGCATGTTGGTGGCCATATGGATGTGTTTGTTCGACTTCCTGTACAAGAAGTTAGTGAAAGACTAAAGCTTGGGCAAGCACAGCAGCGAAATGACAATCGTGCTGTGATTTTACGGGATACGGGTACCACTCCGAGTGGTTCGTTTATTACAGCAGGTGTTAAAGTTGGCGATATTTTGCGAATTTTGAACGGTATTCCAGAAGCTCCTGCGGATTTTCGCATTGTAGCAGTCAAGCCTACGGAACTTGAAGTTTCAACTGATGCTTGTTTTTCCGTTGCCACAGATACATTAAATCCACCAGGAACGCTATCGTACTCTATTGGGAATAATTATCCGGACTTTAATAACCGTGCGGTAGTTTTGAATAGCGCCGCTGCGAAAACGTCCGCAGTATTTTCCGTGTATAATGCGGTTCAGCTGGCCCCTGGCCCAATTTACGCAGTAAAGCGTGTTGAGATTTTGCCTCCTCTTCCGCCTCAGCTTTTACCGTTTGCAGATCCGGCAACGGGAGGAGTGGTGCTAACAAAACGGCGTATGACTCCTGCGGGTAGGGACCCACACCCAGGGGAAGAACCATCGTACAGAATTTATGTATTGAATCCCAAAGAAGGTAATTCTGCTCTTGCTGTACATCTGTTGGACGTAGGTTGGCCGAGTGTTGATTTGTCAGACGTAACCGTAGAAGTTACGTACGATACGGTGTCTGACTTTGCCGCTGTACATACATATACGCGTATAACAGACCGTACAAGTTGCAGTGATACGCTTTGTCGTTCACTGTATGGTGTGTATGTAAGCGGTATTGTACCGTATCGCCAACGCACTGCACCGGCTGGTTCTGTAGCAACAGTGCCTGTATTTGATCCGATTGCTGCAAGTAAAGCCGTTGTCTCCTTTATTCGAACTTATAAGAGTGCGGACCCGTTGGATGTAAATACGTTGCTTACAGTAGCGCGAGACACGAGTGAAGGCGCATCTGTGTTTTCAACGGCACTGATGCGTTATGTACTCTATCTTCCTGATGGGCGGTATATTGAGTACGCCAGTGAAGACGTACTGACTATTTTGCCTGACGGTGTTACGTCAAGTGCTCGCGTAATCAATCTTACAGATTTGGGACTTCCTACTTCAGGATATTATCCAGCGCTACGAATGTTACTCCAAAATCTTGGAGTGTCTGAGCGACTGATTCGATATTTTGCTGAAGACGGAGCCATTGTCTTTGAGCGGAGAAACTAATGGCCGAGTTTCCATATCCAGAAGATAACTTTATTCACAGTTTATCAGCTTTTTGGACTTCTTGTTTCGAGGATACTGATGTTATTCAAAGGTATTTTAGTGGTGTCCAGTTGAATATGGGACAGCTGTACCTTAATTTTCTTGAATACGTATTGTCATCAAGCCTAGAAAACGCCCCAGCTTTTTCTAAACGTTATTACAAACTATTTCAAATTAGTGAAGATGAGCTGAATTACGAAGAAGGCCCAAGTTCGGCGGAAGATGTATTTGTTTATAAAGCAGAAGATTTGAATATTGTTGATGTTCCGGTATTGATGAATAACATCATTGAGCCGACTATTGTATTTGAATCAGGTAACCAATATACAGTTACACCTGGAGCGTTACGATTCAAACACCTTCCATTCAATTCCCAATTCGCGCAACGTCATATAACAAAGATTTTTCCAGCATGCTACGTATCTCCAATTTCTTTGGATTTCAACGCATTTGGTGTTAAATCTGGCGATCGTTTACGTTTGCGTATTGCAGGGTCCGAGCGCGGTTACGATTTGCCTATTGGCTATGTAAATACTGACCGCCTTTGCCTTCGCACAACGCGTAATGAACTTCGGCAGGACCTAACTCGGCGTAATTTTATTGTATCAATTGTTCGAACTCCGTATGACCGCCAAAAGTCTGGAGTGTTGTTACCGGACCACCCGGTTGCTGTTTACACATACAGAGGAACACTTGTAGCGGCTAGTCCGAATATCGATTTTACGTCAGAACCTCGATTTCGCGGTGTGTGGACACCTGGAACAACGTATAACGCAGGTGATCTTATTAATACACCAGCAAATACATTAGCGATAGCCAAAGTAACCCATGTGGCTGGCGGCTTGTTTGATGTATCTTTTTGGCATGATTGGTCGAATGTAGCAGCTTATGTGGATGCGGATGATGAGGCCGATCGTGGGTTATTCTCTGTTGCAACTGCTATTTTGTCTGGACTAATTCTGCAACGTCCAGCATTTACGGTCTCAGCTACAGCCACGATCATTGTGGCCGTATATAATAACCCAATTGGAGCTCAACGCCCAACGTTAGAACTCCAACATACGGAATTAGACGATTTTTCATTAGTCGCACGCAGAGCACATCCGGTACGTTATCGTGGGGAAGTTTATCCTACAGGCGGACAAGTTATTTCCGGTGTCGATTATGTAGTTGATGCGCGACAAGGAAAAGTAATTGCTTTGTCTGTTTGGGACCCGCTGTATCCAGCAAGAGCTACGTATACTTGGGATTTGGAAATTACTTCGTTTTCATACACTCATCGGGGTAATTTTGTAGCGGCTACATTTTACGATATTGGCTCAACAGTTATTCATAATGGTGAAGCATATGTATGCACGGAAAGCCATTTTGCTGTTACCTTTGACCCTGCAAAATGGCGGAAAATAGTAAATATTTTTCTTTTTGATTATGCTCAAGTATTACGTGAAGTTGCATGTTGGGCAGCGGATGTGCTTTATGACCGTGAGACTCTGTACAAGAATTTCGGTTATCTTTTAGCCGCTAAACGCCCTTCCAGCGAACAGTATCGAGCTTTTCTTCGTGGAGTAGCGCGTCTTTTTGTCCTTGGGCCGACACTTGAGCGTTTTGAAAGTGCGCTCAATGTAATGGCTGGGCTTCCTGTTATTCGGGAGCAAAATGAAATTTTGCGTTCTTATTCATCGGGGATTCATGCATCAGGAAATGCAGGGCAAGTTTTTGAAACAAAAAGTGGCCGACTAGGCACTATTGACACTAGTGGTGTTTTTACAGCACCTAATGCTGGTTTTCTTGAGGATGATGTAGGTGCTGTTATCCACACAGATAACCAGGCTTACACTATTGTGAGTGTGCTTAACGCAACTCAAGCTGTAGTTACACCAGTGCCAAGCCTACCATTGAGTAATTTGCGTTGGTCGTACACCCATGTGCATATGCAGCGGCGGTTTCGTACTGGGGAATATGTATTTTCTGATGCAGATCGTGGTGGAGAGATTTGGATTTCTAATCCGAATGAACCCGCTAATCGAGGTGCATTCAAAATTGTAGCAATTGAAAATGGCTCAACGGTTGTACTTGATGCACCGTTCCCTCTTGTAGATGAGAGTGGTTTGCAGTGGAAACTTTCTCGAAGCCTTGTTCAACAAGTCATTACGTCACGTCATACTTATACACTTCCTTACCGAGTGCCTATTCGTGCAGATATAGCAAATACCTCTAATTGGGATAAGCTGAAGTTTAAAGCGTTTGAAGCTATTAGTGCTGCCTTTTGGGTCAGTGATTACATCACAAACCCAACATGGTGGCACAATATGACGATTCCAGAGGAGCTCTTAGAAGTCACCGGGAGTAGTGGGAGAAGAAAAGCTTTAGCAACGATGATCGAGCACATACTCGATCCGTTAGATGGCGCATTGATTGGAGATCCAGGACTTGTTATTGATTGCGACGATCTAGGTAATCCAGGCCAAATAAGGTCCGGAACTGCGACATGGTTTGGTGGAGATACAATAGTACTGAATTTCGACGCACAACCAAGAGACACCGGGCGGTATGTGCAAATTGAATTTCCTGCGCTGAGATTGAAAGCCCAGTTTAGAATTCAAGCTACTGCTGCCGATAAACGGACGCTTAAACTTCAAAATTTCCCACCACCAGAATTTCAAGGAATTTCCGCGCCGCTTTCTGTTACCGCAACGCTACCACCGCTGGTATTTCGACATTCTGTTGGTTATGTGATGGTCGATAGATTTTTGAAATACCATATGTTGCGTATTCAAGTAGACGAGCACGCTCAGTTAGACCCGGCTCTTGTAGGAGAAGCGGTACAACTAATTCGTGAGGCTAAACCGGCGTATACATATGTGCAATTTGAAACACCTTTGAATTTGCGAGAATCTATTATTAGCAGTGATTCCGCTGTTTTTGGTGTAGGCGTGCCGTTTATCGAACCTATTACAGCAATCAACAATCAAATGGTTGTTGGTCCTCCGACTCTTTTGGATGTAAATGACTCTTATCGATTTATTGAACACACGCAACTTATTCCTGATGTACCTGGCACTTACCCAATTGTTCCTGCCTTACCTCCAGCAGGGGCGCCACCGCGTACTGTTCGATTTTACTTGGTAAAGGGGCGATTTGACCCGTCAATGATTGTATCAGGTAGGCGTCTTTCAGAAGGTGTGGATTACACGTTAGATTATTTGAATTCTACGATTACGTTGCTGACACCTCTTCCGAGTCCTACAAATTTTCATTGTGTGTTTGTAATTTTACGCACACGTCTTCCTGGTGATCCTCTTGATCCTGGGGAGACACCTCTTTGTGTTAATGGTGCTGACCCCACACAATGGTCTGTACCAGGAGCTGCACCTGATCATACAGGTTTGATTGATCGTGCATTACAGATTACGATTAGCCCATAATGTCCTCGCAATCTGTTATTGAACAACCAATTAAGGCTCGTGGAGACCTGACACTCATCATTACGCATGTCGCTACAGGGCGACAACGGCGTATTTCCACACGTAATTTGATTACGTATGATGGGTTGACGGCAATTTTACATTTACTTGCTCAAGATGGGACAACGCCGTCGGATTACCAGATTACAGAGTTAGTACCAGGCACAAATGGCACCCCGCCTACTCGTGGGGATCTAGGAGCTTATTCTCCTGTTCCTGGGGCTGCTATTACGTTGTTGCCTGGAAGTCGTGTGGTAGTTCCGGCGACGGGAGAACTCATCATTACTGCTACCTTACCGCAGGTCAGCCCGGCAAATGGGTTTGTATTGACAGAAGCAGCACTCATGCTTGCAAACGGAAAAGCGTTTGCTAGGCAGGTGCATCCAGCGTGGCAAAAACAAGTAGCATTTACACTTACGTATGAATGGCGAATTGCCCTAACTGTGTGAGGTTCCGATGCCGTTCTATGATCAGCTGACAAATTTCGCTCAAGGTGCTGATAATGGTCAAGATACGGAAGAGTCTATTCAGCCTCTTGTTGGCGGTGTTGATACAGTATCAGCACACTCTCTCAATCGTGCTGTAGAAAATCTACGAAAACGTATTGAGGTTCTTCGTCGTGGAGTAGACGATCTTCGGTATATGGCCGATTATGATCGAGCAATCATTCTTGATTGCGCTGGGACGTTTCAATTTGTTGAGGCTGACCCAATTGGAGATCCTGGCGCAATGCGTTTGAATCTTGTGGGAGATGACCTACGCATTATGCCAGCGCTTACACCTGGATTGCACAGCGGTGGTCGAGCGCGTGGCGCTAAGATGTTTACAAATCAAGCAGGTAATTGGGTACCTTATGCGGGGGTACTTGGTGTTAATGATATTTCGCTTGTTGCGTCAAGCCAATATACTGGACAGCGTGGATATGCTGATGCAGACAATTTTGCCACTGATGTAACGGGTGTGTCTCTTGGCGCTAATCGGTTGCGCGTACAAGTAGTCGAGGATCCAGCGCTTCCAGGAGGGACGATCACTGCAACTGTTTCTGGTCATCCCGCTGTAAACGTCACCATCACTGTGGGGTCTGCAACACCTACGACTGTTGCGCAATTGGTTACGTGGATTAATTCTGATACGACTTCGCAAGGCAGCTACGGTCTTGCGAATTTGTTCCGCGCTTCTACCACTAGCAGTGGTACAGCACAAGTAGCGCCATTTACAGGTGGGGTTTTCCAGGGCGGCTACGATGCGGAAATGTACAAAATTACTCCCGCGATTTTGGCAGCGTTTTTTGACGCTATGGAGGGTGGGCAGTACCCAAATCGTTTGCGAGAAGGGGAGGGGCTTGCGATCGCTTTTACGCCAGGTCCAGTTGAACGTGGTACTCCAGGAGCCAAAGGTGGTCGGCGTCAATCGTTGGTAGATTTTCCAACGTCTAGAACTGGTACATTTGTAGACAATACGGCCCCTAGTATTGGGTGGAATCTCTTTAATACGGGACGTGAGCCAGAGAAGATCCCAGGTTCAATTCCTATTGGAAAGATGATCGGGGGTGTTTTTGTTTTTATCGATGGTACCATTATTGGGTCCGCACCACTGTCGCTCACGGAAAGTGGCCGTCTTTTGGCGCGCCTTGGTTCTATTACTGGACAGACTGGCGCGTCCTTGATTGGGTATGGAGGTTCGGAGCCTTGGCATGGTGATGCGGCAACAACTCCTAATCCTTCCGTCCCATTGGGTACGGTAGAATCAGCAATTGACAATATTGTCAAACAGCTAGCAGACGATAATACTAATAACAGCGGTACACGACGTATTGGTTCTGAAGCTTTATCTGGATCTGCTAGTACTCTCAATCAGGCTCATTCTGTACCTGCTGGTTCAATTCGACAGACGCTACTTGACTTGCTCAATGCCCCAGCTACAGACACTGATCCTGGTGGCATTAACGCTCGTGTAAGCGAGCGTGGGCATGTGCTCAAAGGCAAAAACCCGATTACCAAAGATCTAAGCGTGCTCTCGTTGCCAGATGCTGGCGGGCAGCGCTTTGGAGCTTTGATGTCGGGGCATATTACTGAGTGGTTGCTACCACCGCTTCGAGCGGTGCGTGAAGAATTTGCCGATATTCAACTGCAGCCTTTGGCTGTTAAGTTTGCCGGTTTAGATATACTTTTGCCAATTGAGCCTATTGCGGCAGGATCTGCGGGTAACCGCTTTGTTCTGACAGGACCGTCAATCGCTACACGTTATCCAGTGCTTATGTCGATATTGCCATCGATGGTTACGTACCGAGAGGCAAATCCGCTATCAACTGGATTTACTGGATGTTTGATTGTAGGTATCTACAATATCAGCGGGGCGGCAGATGGTCCTGGGTATTACTTCTTTGAAAAATTGACGAACTCTACTACTTTCGAATTTCAAGTACGAAAACTTGATGGCTCTGTGCCAGATTTTTCTGGCGCGACTATGACGAATGCGTTTGCTGTTTTCTTTCAAACATTCATTACTGGCACTAATGACGCAGGTATTCATGAGCGATCTTTTTTCCTTGGAGAAGGTCAAGCGAAAGAAGTGATCGCTCTAGGAAATGATTTAGCGCCATGGCTTGAAGTTTATCGCGCTAACGGGTCTGCTGCTGGCGCCCCTGCAATTAAGACTGCGGTTCATACAGCCAAGAAATCAGTATGGCGTCCTACTGAGCCTGTACCGCGGGATTCGGATCATATTTTGAGTCAAGATGATTTTAACGCGCTTAGAGGTATTGAAACAGGTACTCCTGTAGATGCCGGACAACTAGGAAATCACCATCATGACAATACAATTGGGTTTTATGGCCCTACAGGTGCTGATCTCTATAAAGATCTTGTAGCTTATAATCCTGCCGACCCCCCGATCTCGCTTGACATAAATCCTACTTTACAACAAATTCAAACTTCAGGTGGGGGTCTCCAGCCTTCAGGAAGTGTCGTTTTTGTTATTCCTTCAACGCTACTTCCGGCCAATATGAAATTTAGTCATGTAATAGTTGATGTATACCACCAGCTTATGGAGCAAGCGGCGCCGGCTGGGACTAAAATTTTAAGCGCGTCTTATAACATTGCTGCGGGGTCAACAGGATTTGCTGGGGTCTGGTCGGCTTTTTCAGCCCCTGCTGGAAACGTTTCTGAATCACAGAATCCGCATCTTGTGACTTATGGCGATGGGACTACTACTATTTCATACAAAACTAAATGTCGTTATACACTCCCAATTGGGAATTATAGCCCTACGGGAGAAATTGGCATACGCTATCATAACGCTGGATTTAGCGGTGACCCTAATAATAGCCGAGTGCGTATGCGTCTTGTGGGTCTTATTAAGACGCGTGTCTGAGCCAAAAAAAATCCCCCCCCAATTTTTTGATTTTAGGCTTCGGACCGTGACGTAAGCTCGCACACGTCTCCAGAGCAGTAGCGTTCCTCTTGGTCGTGTTGAATCTCCTGTCCTTCCAAAGAGACCGGCTTTAGTTGTGCTACTGCTGCTTTGTACTCGTTTTCCGAGCAGGGAATGTACGGAGCTTGCGCGTAGCCGTGCGTAGATAGTGGCAAGAAGCTTACAGTCTTCCACTGACCTTCATAGGCGCGTAGTACTCGTTCCACATCCGCAACTTCGTGTGGCTGGAATGTAAGAGTAACGCTCACCATGTTGTCTGACCAGTGACGTTGAAGAGCGGTGAAGATTGCAGCTTGCTCCCACAATGACACTTCGGAAGCCAAACGAACGTCCGAAGCGACTGCACATGGGAAATACACCACTACCGTACGGGGTGCAGAGATATCTGGTTCAATTCGATATCCGGCTTCGCGAAGCGCTTCTACGAGGGGAGATTTGTAGTCAATACGAATTGTTCTGTAGTAGTATCTTGCTGTAGGTGCTTTCATACCTCCTTCAACACCTGCGAGTAGTGGTACGGTACCACCAGGTTTTACTGTGGTAATTTTGATGCTTTCGTTGACACCCAGCCATTGCGAGTAAGTGCGGTCCCAGTAACGAAGCAAACGGTATCCATTGTCCCACCAACGGATACATTCGGTTAGACCAAGGCGACAATACATTTCAAAAATACCCGCCATTGAAATACCAATGCGGCGATTCCTTACCATGACCGCATTGGTTTTTGCGTTATGCGTAGGTACCAATGTAACTGCTTTTGCGTAGCGATAAGCAATTTTGAGTGTAGCCAAATACTCACTCAACGAGTTGTGATGAGTTGGATAGGTTTCTACCAGGCAGCAAAGTTCATAGTTGTGAAGAGTTTGTTCACCACACGGATTGCAACCAATTGCGTCTACATCTCGCCAATTAGGCGGATCAGCAAGACGTCCGTATTTGCGCATGGTTTCAAGCCAAGCGTATCCAGGTTCCCCATTTGTGACTGTTTGTTTTGCAAGAGAGGTATAATCTGTCTTTCCAACAGTACAAAAGACACTGTTATTTGATGCCCAGCGGTGCGAAATTACTGGATGCGACGAAAAAGCACGACGAGCATTTTGATACGCTTCATTCTGCATTGCTTCTTTTTCCAATTCAGCGATACGAGCTCTTGCGCGTACAGCAGCTTTTATTGCTTCCTCGTTGAGTGCATCATTGGCAAGATCGCTAAGGCATTTTCTTGCCTCATCTAGCTCTTTTACTTGCTCAGGTGTTAATGCTTCACGGAGGGTACGCTCTACTTCTGCAGAAAGTGGAGCGAGACTTGAGTAGTCCTTTAGCTTACGAAATGCTTCATCGTTAGAGTCACCAAGTGCAATTTCACTACTTCGACGTACGTTGCCCGCTACAACACAAACGCCGATAACATTCATAATGTCCACAATAAGCGTACTGGAAATGCTTTTACCTACGTAATCTGAGCACAGCTCTACAAGTTTATTGAGGAGATTCTCAAGTGGTTTATACCCGCTAGATGTGCCGCCAAATGTCTTGAGCGGTACACCTTCAGGGCGAATTTGTGAAAAATCCCAAGCCTTTGGCAAAGTTTCGCGCCCGACAAAGGCGTTCAATGTGCGGCGTACAGCATCGACCCACCCTTCACGTGTGTCTGGAACAATATGCACATCGGAGCTAGTAACTGGCGCTTGAAGCGTTACTTGCCCTGCACCTCTTGTATCAAAGCCCATACCTACGCCACACATGGAAAAATCCATGAGAACGCAGAAAGGTTCGGCAAAATCCTCAGCAATATTTGCTGTGGAGATCATGCCACAATTTTGCAGCATGGCTGAACCTTTGATTTCCATAGCCTCCGTACCCATTGCGAATAGCCCGCGCCCGGGTAGGGAAAACTTGAAATCCCACAAAGCTTTGAACATTTCTTGTGCGTGTTTTTGCTCGTCTTCGTCGCTCCAAGGTAGACCTTGTGAGGTTACATGTTGCTTGAGAATGCTGCTGGTACCTTCAACACAACGTACACAAGTTTGCCAGTATTCTTCGCTAGTCTGCGTTGATGCTTGCGCAAATGCTTTCGCTTCTTCTGGGCTCATACCGCGGTACAATTGCGCTTCCCGCTCAATTTGTTCTTTAGTGACAGGGCGTGCGTAAGTACGCTTAAATGTCACGTAACTCAGAATGCCGTAACCCCAGTTGGGCTGTTTGTCGACATATTTAGCGACAAACTTTGGGTCGAGCTTAAACCGGTTTTGAGGCAACAGATTGTAAACTTTCTTGACGGTACTCATAGCGTTTTTGATGGTGTAGTTTTTAGTTTAGGTTTTTTTGAAGATTTGTGGATTTGGCGTGTTGTTTCCAACTCACAACGGCGGGTTGCATGCTGTGGTTGGTGAACTATACGGGCAAACATTGCAAGAGCCGCAGCATCTGCGGCATTGTCACTTCTTTTTGGAAGCGGAAACTTCCAGTGATGATTTACTGCGTAAATAATCTCTTCTTTTGTTGCAGCACCGTTGCCTGTGGCGAATTTTTTTAGTCTTGTTGGTTCGACGATGATTGGTTCCCGGCGTGTATGGCGGTATAGGTATTCGCGTACCACGCCGCTAATCTCTCCGAGATCAAATTCTCTATGCGTACTGTTTAAGCTCGGGCCTTCCATCGCCGTGAGAACAATATTCGGCAGCCAATTTCCAATCGTGTCATTAATACGTGAGATGATGTGTGATAGTCGTGCGCCCCCACGATAACTTTGAGCTATCTTTAGTTCGATCGCAAATATCAATCCTTCATCGTTGGCTAAAGCAACGCCAGGACATGTCAACGATTGATCGACTCCGAGATATAACATGAGCGTTATTCGTCTGCGACAAAAAGGGTATATACGCTCTACAGGGATCCAAGCTGTAAATTGGGCCGTTACGGTACCGGTTTCGGACCCAGCATCAACACCCTTAATTGCAACGGCACCATTAAATTTGGCGCCATTTTTCGTTATTCGGGACGTTGGAGGTTCTGATCGCTTAGAGCGTATTGCGACATTGGTAGACTTTGGGACCGTCCCACACGCAGAGCTTAGGTATCTTGATATACGCAGCCCAGAGGGTATTGCACTTTTTAGCCCCACTGTACCTGGTGGACCTCTTGGCCCATTCCCTGGGGATGAGTTGCGTTTTGAGGGGCCACAAACCGACCATTGGCTTGAAGATAATATACCATATCACAATCGATCTTTTAGAGTCAAGGCCTGTGTTATTCGAGAGAGTGGAACTAATCCCCAACTTATTAGCGGGAATCGATTGATTTTACCGGGGTATACATTGACCCAAGACGATGTAGGTCGCTGTGTCAATTTGTCAGGATTTACTACACCTGCATACAATGGCATATGTCGTATACTTTCAATCAATGGGCATGTAGCAACAATTAATAAACTCGTAACTGTATCTCAAACTGGCACAGCTTGGGCGTTTCCTTGGATAGAAATTGATACGCTTGTTAGCGGGAACGAACCTAGGTTCTTTCCTACAAACGAGCGTAATTTGCCATGGAGCTTGTATCGAGCAGGAGTAGAAATACTTCGTTCTAGTTATGGCGCTTACACGTCACGAGGGATTAAGGGGCCTTTGGCGCGATCACTTCGTTATACGGAAGTGTTGCCTTCCATTGATCAAGCTATGGAGCTGTTTTCCGTAATTCGTAATGGTGTATATAACCTACAACGCGCAAGCGAAACAGTAGATACAGCGTTTACGACCCTTATGACAAGCACGTACGGTGTGTGATATGGCCTACGCTGAAATCAAACAAACAAAAAGTATTATTACTGGAAGAGAACCTCGGTATCGTGTGACAACAGAGGTAATAACTGCTGTTGATTTTCCTCCTGAAATTTTTGTTTTCAAAGTTGATGCGGAGAATGCCTATCCGTATATGCATGTAGCGTCACTTAGTGACTTGGTTACTCTTCCCACCTCTCCCGCTCAGGCTCGTAGTGAGGATAAAATGTTTTTTCGAGCCAGATATGTAATACTTGAGTTTAATTCCCCTATTATCGCAAATGAGGCAGCAGAACATATTGCCCGTGAAGTGCGTAGGCTTGTTTCCGAGTATGGAGCTGCTGGTGCAAATTTTGAGTCAAATGTAACGATGATTTTTGATAGTGAGCGGTCAACGTGAGCGATCCTAAACTGCGCCAAATTCGACGAGCTGTGCCATTGTCTAATGGCACCGTTAAGTTTGAAGTTACATCCCAGATTGTGGCAAAAGGTGATTTGCCGCACCCGCACGTTTTTGTTGTTGAAATTTCAGATTCGATTGACCCGAAAGATGATGTTCTTGTACGTGTTGCGACACCTTTTGATTTACGGCGTAGCGATGAAGATGCGAAAGTTTATGTTCGTGTCGAAGCGTCAGATTTGACGCGTATTGGTGCAGATACTTTTGCCAAAGTCGCTTCACGTGATGAGTTTACACGTCTTTATAGAGATCGAGTTGTTGCTCAACGAAATGGGCAAAAATACTATCTTACGACTACTGTATCAATGCTTTATGATGACGTTACGACTGCAGATGCTGCGGCAAAGCAGATTCGTGACCGAGTCTCTACGTTAGTTAAGGAGTGGCGTAGTGTATTTTCGTCGTTTGTTACAAACCCATATCAGGATTATGCACTTCCGCAGCTGCCATCAAGTGTAGAAGCAGAACGTGTAAAAATCTTCAATGAAAAACGAGCAGCTAGATTGAAGGCAGAAGCAGCACGGGACGAGGCTCTACGAGCTAAAGAGCGCTGCGAAATGCAATGTACTGCGGATAAGGTAATTCATGCGTATTTAGTAGCTGATGTAGCGGCTCTTGAGCAAGCGGCTGCAGTTGTAGCAGGGCTTTCATCTAGTGATGCAAAAGATTTTGTGCTACGCCAAGGCGCGTTTGCAGCAGATAACCGTTCATATGCTTCTTTACTTTTGAAAAAACAAAATGAACTTGAAGATTATGCCGCTCGCGTACAGCGTTGTGCCGTTCAATGCGAACAACTAAAGAGATCACTCAATGCAGCACAAGAAGCTGTAGATGCTGCGAGAACTGCAGAACGTGCAGCGCTTGATGCTGTATTGCAAGTATGCCCAACTTTTAACCCAACTTGAGGAAATCATGGATAAAGTTTCTGTTTGTTCCGATACCGCACATGGCGTATTGAAGCGCATGCTCTCTGTTCGTCCGTACGCCTATCAACATATCAAGACTGCTAATCTTGCAGAAGACCTTTCACAGCTCCCAGGGACTGCTTTTGCGGATCCCTCATCAAGAAACTACCCGTTGCATTCCCCAGAGCATGCAGCGATTTCTTATCTTTACGCTATTCATAACCAGGAAGGGCCTGAGATCATGCAAAAGATTATCGAGGCCCTTGATGTTTATGGGATACCTATCGAAGATTTGAATGCCGTTGTAGCATCAGAAGAAGATGCGTCTTCTTCTGATGTATATTTATTTCCTGAAAGTAAAACCTATCCTGTGCGTGACGCAGCAGAAGTAAAGTTTGCTGAAACGCGATTACTTGCACAAGAGCGCTCACTACTTCCTGAAACTAAAGCTGCGTTGTTTTCAAAACTGGCCTACTACGCGAATCTTTACGGAGTAAAGCTTACTGACAAATCTTATAAGTACGCGGCTTTGGCAGAAACAAATCCTCTTGAGCTTGCTGCAGCACTTTCTCATCGAGCACGTATTACGAAAGATGCCATTATTCAACAAAAGTTTGCTGCGCTTAGAGATGCGACCCTTCAAGATTATCGAGCGTTGCGTAATCGTAATGTGCAAATCAAGCTTGCATCCGCGATTGCGAAGCTCGATGAGGAAGCAAATCTAGTTTCAAAGTACGCTTCTGAGCTTGAAGATCCGATGCTTGCTGTTTTTAGTGGTAAGAAGTACGCAAGTGGCGTTAGTGTCACTCTAGGTGATCATACTTTTGACGCGCAACAACTCGCTAAGTTGCCTATTACATTTTGGTCTGACGCACTTGGCCCAGAAGTTGTCCCGGAAATCACACATAAGGGACAAATTGATATTGAAGCGCTCAAGATTATTCTTGACACGCTTCCAGCAGATACAAAAGCCCGTCTTGGGGATCAGATCAAAGCTACGGGTTGCTAACAATGAGCGTGCAAGAATTGTTGCGAGATCCAAATGTTGTGGTCTCGGTAGCTCTTGAGGCTTGCACTAAGTTATTTGGTCCTGGCGTATTGGTTTGGGAGCCTGACACGATCCGAATTGAATTGTCGCGGAAAAACATCGAGCCTACAGCTAGCTTGATGTCAAAAATTCTTGGGGGGATCACGATATTGACTACGAATACGTGGACATATGACCACGATGTTCTTTTTGCTTTTGCTCTTACTTGTTCAGGCATTCCAGCAGCATCAGATGCTTTTCATCATCCAACACCGGAACAACTATGCTGGGCTGTAGATGAAATAAGTGTAATTCACGAAAAAGAGATTACCGATGATGAAGGTTTTGATCCTGATACGATCGATCCTGCCATTGCGGCAATACTTCATGACGAAGGTTACTTAGTTGCTCCTGATGAACTTTCATTTGCGCAAGATAAGCTTGATAAAATGAATGTAGGTGCAGATCCTGAACAAGTTCGTCAGTTGAAAGCCTTGTGGAAACAAATGCCTTCAGACACGTCAGAAGTGCGTAAAATTCTTATGGAACAAGGCGAGAATTTTGCCACGGTGCAAATAACTCGTCTTTTGAATTGCCGGGAGTATGTAACTCAGCACAAACTTTTGAGACAGGTGCAACGTGGGCTGGTTACACGGGGATGACGGGGAGGTTTTACAAAAAACGCGTGCAGAATTAGCGCAAGCCCTGTTGCGGATTGATGGAAAGCCTTTTTCTTTTGAAAACTATCCTATGTTTCGCGATATTTATAATGATGGCAGTAAATCCATCATTTTGTTAACAAGCCGCCAAGTTGGAAAAAGCACATTTGTTAGTAATTTTTGTTGTATAGAAAGTATTGTAACCCCGCACTTCCGCACCCTTTTTGTTAGCCCTACACAAGAGCAAACACATAAATTTTCTACAGAACGTGTGGCTAAAACGATTCAATATTCCCCGCTTATACGAAAATATTTTATCGGGACACATGACTCTAATCGCGTCTTCGTTCGCTCTTTTCGTAACGGGTCAACAGTTTATTTTTCGTATGCTCAAGATGATCCTGACCGCGTTCGTGGTATCAGTGCCGATCGTGTATTTTATGATGAAGCCCAAGATATTTCACTGGAGTGTGTAGTTCCGGTTGTAAACGAAACGTTAGCGAATTCCGAATATGGTTACGAAGCATTTACAGCAACGCCTAAGTCTTATGAGAACCCGATTGAGGCTAAATGGCGTGCAAGTACGATGACCGAATGGGCGATAAAGTGTGGAAGCTGTGGTCGCTACTCAATTATTCGATCTGAAACACAGCTCACACCTGATGGCCCTATTTGTCGTGCATGTAAGGCTCTTTTGAACCCTCGCGAAGGGCGATGGGTAGATATGCACCCCAATGCTAAAGATGTCAAGCTTCGTGGGTACCATATCTCGCGCCCCATTATGATCAATAGCGTTCCTGCCGCATGGCCAGAAGGACCTTTGCGTGATAAAGCCAAGGAAAAATGGGCTGACGTCTGGGCTAAATTAGACGGCCCCGAAGCGTACCCGTTGTCGTTGTTTCGCAACGAAGTGTTGGGTGTAAGTGATTCTGAAGGGACGCGGTTTCTTACACGTGAGGAATTACTTGCGTGCTGTCAAGGTCCGGATATTTCGCCTATGCCAATTGCCACCAATATGGAAGGTGTACGTGCAGTGGCGGTGGGGATCGACTGGTCTGGTGGCGGTCAAGACATAAACTCACGAACAGTTATCGTTGTATTGGGGCTTTTAGCTAATAACCGTATCAGGCTTCTATATTTCAAAATTTTTCCAGGTACGTCACCTTCTGAAGAGTTTGCTGAAATTCGTGGGATCATCGCTAATTACGATCGCGTGTTTCCAGTCATGGTTGGCGGAGATGCCGGAGAAGGCAATCTTGGCATGGATTTGCTCAAAAAGCAGATGACCAATCCAAATCGCATTATGAAGATTCGCTATGTGGGTACGCAGGGGCCTTACATTCGCTGGAGTACAGAAAGTGGAGAATGGCACCTTCGGAAAACCCCCGCTATTGATGCGATGATGACAAAGCTAAAGGCAGGTATCTTTCAGTTCCCTAAAAACCAAGCTGTTATGGCGACACCTTTTCAAGACATACTCAATGAGCACGTTGAAGTAAGCACGCAAACGGGTTTGAAGCGTTGGACACACGCTCCTTCAAAACCTGATGATTTTCTACATGCTTTGGTGTTTGGGACTGTAGCGTTAGGTTATTTCACGGGAGAGGTACGGCCTGAAGCGGTTCCGATATAACCAAAAAAAAAAGCGCTGTGCGGCGCAAGTTTTTATACCTACGCCGCACAGCGCTTTTTATTTACGTGTTTTCAGAAGGTTGCGATAGTTTTAGCCATGATCTAAGCGCCTTATGAAAACAATCTATGATATAAATGGCTCTTTCTACGTCTGATAGTGCTCGATGAGCTACTTTTTCTGGGCCTTGAAGCAAGGGATAAACAGCATCTAGGCTCATCGATTTGATACCGTTAACCCCAGCCACTAACGCACTAAGCGCCATAACATCTATCGTGCGGCGTTGAAAATTCGGTTTAATATCATGAAGAATAAGCATGTCTTCGCAGAAATGAAGATCAAATTGTACGTTTTGCGCCGTGATCAGCGCATCTGCAGCCATATGTGAGAATTTTCGCCAATCGTTGGCAGCTGCTCTACTTCCGCTTACTGGCGCAGTTTTCCAGTCTGGGTGATCAGGATAATACCCGTTAATCTCTAAGGCTTTAGGCTCGATTTTTCTTTTAGGGTGTGGATGGTGCCTGAACTCTAAGGGTTCGCCGATTTTTTTTACGCCTTCTGGAGTAAGTTTGATAAGTTGTGCTGCAAGTTCGATCACGCTGTGACTTTTTGGAAGAAGCCCAGTTGTTTCTACATCGATCACAAGAAGTTTCATGGTTTTGTCCTTTCCGGTGCTGTGAACGCATCGGGGTCTCTTAGGTCTTCAAATTGTTCTTCTTCAACGTACCCAGTAAACTCCACGGGAACGAGGTTTGGCTTACCTGCTAGATAATTTGCTACAGAAGATAGCTCCCCATAGCTAGGACCTACTTCTAGGTCCCAACGATAAGGAACTGGCATCCAAGGGAACGCTTTAGCTACAGCGCGGGTCCCATAATGGACCATAGCTTCTTGTGCTTGAAGAACGTATTTAGCTGGAATTTCAAAGCCGATTGAATCGTGTACAGTCAATAAGAGTCGGCCACCCATATCGCGTTCAATCACTGGGGCAAGCCAACAAAGTACGCTAAGAACAATATCGGAGTTAGTCCCTTGAACACGAAAATTGATCGCACGTCGCTCAGCTTGAGCACGAAGCTCTGCAGGAGCGTTACGACCTAGAAGAAATCTGCGTTTTCGCCCATTAAACGCTTCTACAAAACCAAATGTCCGCAGCTCCCACTTGGTCTGTTCCATAAAGGTGCGGATCGTAGGAAATTTTGCAAATAGAAGTTCTTGAATCTTTTTAGCGAAATTTGGGTTAATACCGGCAATCTCCGCAATTTTCGTAATACCAGCACCATAAAGCATACCAAAAACTAAGCGCTTTATGTTATCCCGAAGCGCTTTGAGCCGTTTGCAATAAGAGTGATCATTATGAACGCAGACAGCCCCGTCTGCACCGCTGTTTCCGTAATTGCAGTCCTTACCTGCAAGAAAATCCTCATATGTCCATGCGTGGTCTTCATCGATACCCGCACGTTCGAGGGCGATTCGCTTTGCTTCTCCAGTAAGACCTGCTGCTACAAGTGCCGGATTGAGACATTGTGAAGCGAAGAAACAATGAGGGTCTAGTCCATCTTTGAGCGCTTGAATCAGCGCTGGATCTTTAGCATATGCGGCATAAACGCTTACTTCAGCGTTCTTTGCGTCAGCGTTACAAAACACAAAATCGCTAGTTGATGGAATAAACAATTTTTTGCATTTGACACCTTCAAAGATGGGCTCGCCTTTGTCGTTACAAATAAGCTCTCCTTTGAAGTTGCGCATTGCGCCAATGTAGCCTTTAGGTACGTTCTGTGCGTTGAACCGGGCGTTACCAATTTTTACGCTTGAGCTCAAACGTCCTGTTGATGTGTTGACTAACCCGTAGCCAGCGTGCAGCCGTCCATCACCAAAGTACGTAGACAGTACTTCAATGTTGGCAAAGAATGTATTACGGGCTTTGTCCGCTTTTTTGTAAGCTAAGATTGCATTAGCTAAAGGACATCGAAAGCGTGCAATTAGACTTTTCAGCACGTTGTCTGAAGTTTGGATCGCGCCTTTTGCTGTGTATGCATGAGGTTTATATCGGATTCTGCCGTGTTCGTAAAATACTTCTCCTGGATTATCCCGAGCTAGTTGTTCTGCGACTTCGGGTTCAGGATGCGGGTAACCCTCGCTAAAAAGCAATTGCCCTAAACGTTTACTTGAATTGATCTTGAATTCATAACCTCCTGCAAGCGTAAAGACTTGCTCTCTGCTATGGGCGATAGCACTTTTCAGTGACTCCATACCCCAACGTAAGTAATCCTGATCAACACGAATACCGTTGTATTCGATTTTAGCCAATTCGACTTGGCGCGGTAAATAGTCGCGTTGTACAAGCGTAAACAACGGTTTTTGTATCGTACACCAACGTTGTACAGGGTATAGATGATCCTGCGGATTACGCGAAAAACGCCTTTTGTATTCCACTTCTCGACGCATTCTTTCTGTGCGCGCGGTTTCTTCAGCCATTCTACGCGCTTGTATTACAGCAATTCGTCGAGTGGCGTCTGCGTCCACGCAGCTGTAAAACAACAACTCTTGTAAGGGAATGTTTTCAAATCCGCCTTTAGTTTTTTGTTTTGCTAGCTCCTTTGCTTTGTTTGTTTTTCTGAACTCTCCTCCCCGCTTTGCTGCGAGAAGTAGTTTATATGTTGCGGCTAGTTCTGGGTCTTTATCTTCTATTGCTGCAATTGCTTTTTCAAGCGTTTTCGCTTGAAACTTCTCATTCTTGATTACTTTATTTTTGATAGCAATCTCAAGTGCTCGCTCTACAGCGTTTGAAGATGCCGCTTCTATTACTTCTTCAGTTTCGTTATCGCATGAGGTTTCCTCATTTTCTTGCTCCAACATGGCTTGCAGCACATCTTCATAACCAGCCAGTTGCGGAAGTAACTGTTTCGTTAGTACCTTTAGCGAATAGCCTTGTTTTTTGTCTTCTTCAAGAACATGCTCAGCCAACATAGTGTCCCAGTAGGTGTTACCTACAGGACCTTGCGGCCATCCAAGACGCCAAAATACCTTGAAGTCGTATTTACCGTTATGCCAGATAAGGCGTTTATTACTTAGCAAAAGCCGTTTAACTTCTTCATATGCCGCAGCAGGATCGTAAAACGTGTTTTCAGGATGCCATAGCGTAATGGCTGCAGCCTTCCCTTCATCCCAAGCAAATGAAACAGATAAAAGCTTTGTGCCTTCCCAATGTGGGTGAAGCGTGTTGGTCTCGGTGTCGAAAGAGATAGGCCATTCGGCTGGATTTACTCCGTGGTTGCTGTAGGCAATAACGCGATCTACAAGGTCTCGTACTTCATCTAATGTTTTAGGATACTCATAATTTGCTTCAATTTCGCGACGCGTGAGGACTTTGATATTCGTGCCTGTTGCGTATCGCGCTGCGCGTTCAACGTCAGCAACAAGCATATTGAATTTACCATCTTGGGCAGCGATCGCCTTTAGCGATCGCGTATAAACGACGTTAACGCGGATACCACTAACGTCCACATTTTCAAAACTGCGATTGAGCGCCTCATCTTCTGACCGTACATGGATGCCGAGGGCGTGAAGCGCCCAAACGCCACATGCCAGAATAGCTAAGGGAAGAGTGACACCTGCGTTTACCCTACGTTCATGAATGCGATGTATGGTCGCAATTAAGTGTTTAGAGCAACACTGCAGTGTTGCTTTGTTAACTTTATCTACTGCACATCGCACAGCGTAGGTGTAATAAGGTGCGACAAATGCGAACTCGCGTCGCATCAATACTTGGTTTACCGCTGTTTTGAGAACGGTACCACCATTGTCGTCGAAAGCGTCATGCGCAGTTTTAGGCCTGCCCATTATGGTCGTTGTTTGAGTAGGAACGGACGGTGCTTCTGCGACGATGATCAACCCAGCACTTTCTGGCCCTGAATCGTGTGGGTAGTAATGTGTTCCAGAATACGCAGGACACGTCTGACAGCTTAGGTCATGCTTTGTGATTCGTGTAGGATGTTGACATATAGCGCAGAAGAATGGCGCTGGTGGTTCTTTCAGTGTTACGGTAGGCATTAGAAATGTCCTGTGTCTTTTGTAGTTTCTTGTAGTAAGGCTATAGCGTCCGCTGCGGCCTTAGCTCCTCCTGGAGGTTTGCTTGCTCCTGGCGGAGCAGTTAGAGCGCTTGCGATGTACGTACTTACATCCAGCACAATCAAGTTGCTGGGAGCCCCTTTACCCATCTGCCAGAATCGATCTGGGATGTTGTAACGAGGCCATTGAGCTTGTGGTACGAGATTCGGACTTTGCGCTAATGCTGTACGCAGTGTGTATTGTGAAAATGTATCAGAGACTACGCTCTGATTGCCATCGTATTGTTTAGAGAAAAATCCACGATTCCCAAATGCTTGGGTCATGTCGATTGCAAGCAATTTCGCGTCAGCCGCGTAATAGATACCTAGATCGGCTTCCCTAAGTACCGATTCAGCGTTTGGCTCTATAAGTACGGATAGTAAGCGTTTTGTTTGAAGTCCTGTTTCTGTAGGCACCTCAATCATAGTGCCTCGAAGCAATTGGTCAAGCGTACTTTTTGAGGCAGAATTATTGTCTTGCGCAAGAATGCGGTCCTTGCGCGTTTCAATCATTTTACGAATTTCAGCTAGTGCGTCATAACCCATAAGGTCAAGCACTGCTCCAATTGGAGCGAAATTTCGAAGGAAACGGCTAGGCACAGTAAATGACGCAATCTGCTTTTCGTTAAATAGCGTATAGAACTCTTTTTGTGATTTATGCAATCTTGGTAAGTACTTGAGAATACCGATCTGGATAATCCTACGTAGTTCTGGGAAATTAGCAGCGCCAAGAATTGCGTTTAGTGTGTGTTGCGGATCTCTTCTTCCTACCTCACGCACAGTTTCTAAAAAGTAACTACGATTGGACTCTTGATGATCGCGCGGTTCAGTCACCGTGGTCATCAATACATTTGTATGAAGTCTGTATTTGACGACTTTTCCATTTGGGCCAACGCGATTAACTGAAACACCTCCTTCAAACGCGATTTGACGGATCATCTCATTGATGTCCTCCATCTGTCGCGTCTTTTGTGTTTGAATTTTGTGGTCCTGCGATGCTTCATCGAGGGCCATTGTCAAACGGGAGTCGTTAAATTCGTGATAAAGAGATGCGGTAGTGTAATTTGAACTATATCCACTAGCCTCACAAAGAACAATAGATGGGTATTGTCCGCGACAATACAATGACATCAATGTAGATTTTCCACTATTTGACTCACCGAGAATACGGACAATCAATTTGATGTCAAACGCACCTCCAGCGGCAATAACAAACAACAACGCAGTAGCAAACAGTGTATCAGCATCTTGATGCCGAAACTTCCATGCAGCATCAATTGCGGCACGAATACGCCGAAATGTTGATTGCATCAACTCTAGTGGAATGTCATTAGTAGCTTCCAAAGAAGCTGCATCCACGATACATGAAGACCATGGTTGATCAGTAGGTCGAAATGCATATTCTCCGTCAACGGGACCCCCAAGTTCTTCGACCCTTACACGTTGTGTTGTATCGTGGGGAATGTACAACTTGAACCATTGATTAGCATTGTGAATTCTTGCGATTGAATAAGGCTCTCCATCTTTTGCTGGATAAAAATGAATACCAGGTCCAAGTTGGATACTGTCACGTTCGTCAAGAACGCCTTGATAGATAGACTGGAACGCAATGCGATAATAGTCAGCTAAGAATTTCTGACTGTCTCTAATTGTAGAGATGGAAGCTTTATTTTCATTTTCTTCTACACCCACTCCAGGTATACCAATATTGTTTACTACATAGCTATACATTTCCCCATAAAAATTTGATAACGCTGTGACAATAGACGAGCCTTCATTAACGTTGATAGTTACGGACCTCCTTTGTTGCTTATGAAACAACGTTAGTGTTCCTGCTCGAATGCTATCGTTTTTATGAAGCACAACAAAATCGCTTTTTAGCGTTTCCACAATACGCGCTAAAAGACCTGCTTCATCATCTTTGACTGATACAATCGCAGCACGCAGTGGTCCTGGCGGTAGCCCAAGGGCGTTAGATACTTGTGTGACAAACGCAGATAAAAGTGTTGGTTGTCGAACACATTTACCATATTCAACTGCGCAAGATTGACGAGCTAACAAGTTGGTTTCAGGTATCTGTACACCTGCTTCAATTGCGCGTTCTGCAGCCCATACATTTGAAGGGACAAACGTTTTATCTGCATCATCAATGAGCAATTTTGCTACATGGTCCCAACCATGTGCCTGCAATGCATCATCAGGGTCTTTAACGGTAAACACACCTTTTTGCAGTGCGTCCCAAGCAATAAACACTCGTGGTTGAATACGCTGCGCACTGCTAAGCTTTAGCTTAACTTGGTCTTCCCCTTTTCCTAAGGCAGGATCAGGGTGATCCATAAGTAAATCTACATTTTGATAACCTGCATCATATAACAGATCTGTTTCGTTATTAGCTCCAGCTGAAGCCACAACTGATACATTCGGAATGCCGCGTGCTAACAGTTCCTGTTGAAGAACGAGCATACTGATCTCGCTCTCTACCATAATGACTCGATGATCACCTGAAATACGGCGGTGTCCATGAGAGTTAGAAAACAGACCAAGATAACCAAGCGGTGCCCCGGACGTAACACCCGAAATATCAAAAAAGTTGTAATCAGTTCCAGTAGACCTGATTACTTTCCTCAAACGGATGCGGCCTACTGTAGATGGGCTGTATCCCATAGCAAATACAACTGCCCCTAGAAACTCTGGGGGCGCTTCTTGATACATTGCTAATCCTTGTGCGATTAGCTTTTCACGACGTTCTTTGGTGTACCGTGCTGGGATAACAGCTGCTTGTGCTGTAGCGCGTTCAAACTCACGATCAAGTTCTTCACCAAAAAGCTTCTTAAATAGTTCAAGTGTGGGTAGTACACCATACGGTAAATACTGTACGTAGTCTGGATTGAGTTTACGTTGTTGAAATAACCAATCTAGAACTGGATTTACCTGGTGAAGCACCGCAGGGGTGTAATAGCTAGCATCTTCTGGTGTTACAGGTACCCCACCAATTGAGTAGATTACAAGCTTTTGTAAGTACTCATTTGTAGCAGCAGCAAATAGTCTTGCCGCATGGTGATAAATATCAAGTTTATCAAGTTGTTTTGCGACAGCTTCTGTCGCAACTCGTACACCTGTAACTTCTTGAATCCTAATCAATGATTCGCTGTAACTCAGTCCAAGTGATACAGCGAGCATTTCAAGAAGATTACGTGTGCGGTAACCGCACGCTAAGCAAATCGCAAGGTTAGAGCTTGGATACACGTACATTGATGGATTGCGATCAACATGATGCGGTGATACGCAATTCATCAAAATCGCTGTACTACCACGTTGTGTAATAGTTTTGCTCGGGTATAGGTGCTCAAACAAGTTACGCAGTTTAGGGAGCTGAAGACGCTCAAACAGCGTAGACCCGTACTGATGAGAGATAGAAACTTCAACTGAACTCTTTTTACGTGCCATGGGCCTCCTCATAACGTAGGCGGCTTAGGATCTTTTGTTTTTTTAGCTTCTCTGTTCGCGATTCTTAGTGTGACTTCTTCTTTACCTTCTGGACAATAGTCCATGTATTCGCACCATTCACAGTGCCACCCTAATGATGGGGTTAGTACCCCCGTATCGATTTCACGTAATCGAGAAGCGTTATTGTTTAGATAATGTACTAGCCATGAGCGTAAGCCCAAAATGTCTTGTACAGACCATGCTCCGCTGTCGCCGTTCGGCTTAGGGAACCAATCAACACGTTCACTTCCAATATAGTTGATACCACATTGAATTCCACGAAGACCCTCAAATGCCGCAAAACCTAACAACATATACGCGTAAAACTGTATCGCGTGCTCTTTAATAGGTTTCTTTTTGCCGCTTTTATGATCGATGATCACTAAGAAGTTATCCTGTGTGATCATCCCCAAATCAATAACCCCCCGCAGCAACGCTTGATTATCATCGAAATTTGTTTTTGCGAAGGACGTGTCGATTGCTAGTTTAGATTCAATCAAAGTGTGCGTGACACCATATGTTTTTTTAAAATTTTCAAGACGTGCGGCAAAAGATTCAATATCATTTTGCCACTTTTCTAATGCTTCTTTTTCTTCATCCAAAAGTGGTTCGCTATCAGTTATAACTTTGAGATGCGTTTTGGCTGGAGTGTTTGGATCTTTAAGCTTTCGCTCAATAAGGTTGTGAGAAAGAACCCCTAAGCGGGTCTTATTTTGTTTATTACTAGCTTTCAAGTACTGTACATACTTAAATGCAAATTGCCTAGCACATGCATCTAATGCGTTTACTTTACTTACACTCCAAGGCCTGTACTTCAACGCTTCGACAGCGAACATGATCTTCTCCATTCAAAAAAAAGCGCGCGCCTGCTTCTCCGACAAAACAGGCGCGCGCTAATATATCACAAAGTATTTTTGCTGTAATCTGCGTTAGCTGCGCCGTCAGTCAATGCAGCCATGTCTGCCATACCATTGTCAAGTGTAACAGGTTGACGCAAAGACGGATCGTAAACACGGGCAAACAAGTTCATTACCGGACCATTTATAATCATCCGCGACATTACGCGAATAACCGCTGATTCTGCCTCTGTAGGAGGCCCATCCGGTGAAATACTGAGCGTCAGCGTGTACCACTGCCCGTGCTTGTTTTCATTCTTCTTAGTGCCAACAGTGAAATAAATAGACGAAAGCGGTTTGGTTTGACGGCGCACTACTGCCACCGCACCAACAAGGGACGCGCCCTTTACGGTCATCATATAAATGTCGGAGAAATCGCGACGCAATAGGAACAGCGTGGCATCTGGCGTACACGAATTCTTATCAAAGCTTCCTGGCGTCTTATAGGGACGATGCGGACAAGCTTTACATGCGCCAAAACGTGTACCCATGTGCCTGTCAAAGGACTGGCAGATAACCCCCCTAGCATTCGCATCAACACCTGCCGGAGGAACCCATGCCGGATCACGAGGAACCCACCATGTGTTACCTTCCAGCATTGCAAGAACTGCGACATCAAAGGACGTAGGTACTTGGTTAAGACGAGCTAAACCAGGGTCAGGGATCATCAAAATTTGATCAGGCTTATAGATTGCCCCAGGAGGTGTTCCTGCAGGACGAGCTGTGTCTTGGCTTACCCCTTGAGCAATCGTAGCGCGTGGAATACGCGCGTCCAATTGTGTCGTCAGTACACCTTCACGTACTGGTGACAACGACTGCATCATGTTTCGAAAATTTGTTTGCAGTGCTTCGGGCAATTGTGCCACGCATGCTTCAAGTTCACCTTCATTAGGTGGAGGAGAGAGCGTAAACGCTTGCCGAATGGCTAGAGGTAGTTGCGCGTGCCACTCAGGCACTGAAGGAGCATCTACTTCTGCTTCGGAGATTTCGATTTCTGTAATTTCGTTGTCTTTCATGGTTTCTTTTGATTTTGTTGGTGGGTTGATAGGGATAGGCTAAAAAGCTAACAGGTTTTTACAATACCACAACTGGAGTACCAAGAAATGCGTAAAGATTCAAGCAAGACTAAGAAGGAACTCAGTGTCTATTACCAAAATGTGGGTAAGTACAAGCTCCCGACGAAGGAGGAGGAACGTGCCTTATTTGCACGTTATGCCGCCGCGCGAGAGCAGGCTAAGACTGGTGCTACCGAAGAAATTCGGAAACGTGCAAAAACCGAACAGATTGAATTGAAGCACAAGATAGCTCAAGGTTATCTTCGATTTGTTATTCGCCAAGCGTTACAGCGGACCCGAGACCCTGTATTACTCGCAGACTTGATAGGCTACGGTAACACAGGACTTATGGTGGCAATCGACAGATTTGATTTGGCAAAAGAGTCCAGGTTTCTCACATATGGCGCATACTGGATAAGAGTCTTTATCCAGGAAGCTATTTATAAAAATCCTGTTGTTCATCTACCAGGGCATACACGAAAAGAGTTGAAACGAAAACGTCTTGCAGCTCTACGAAATGGCACAGAACTGCCTTTGAATGAGAACGAAGAACCAGCAGTCTGCTCCATAGACGACATAGCGTATCTGTCCGACAGACAACCTACAGCCGATGTAACCACGGCTAAGAAGGAAGTAAGCGTACTAAAGCTGTTACAGCAAGCGAACCTTACACCTGCTGAACGGCTAATACTTTTTTACTCATATCACCCAGATAACCGTAATATGTCTTCACGAAATTTGCGCATACTACTATTTGATCAACTCGGCTTAGGTTTGACTGGCGCAGAGCTAGACGCAATGCGACGAAGTGCGCTTCATTCTTTACGTGATGCCCTGGCAAAGCAGGGTATTACCTCCCTAGATGAAGTACTTCCTTAGACTAGGCAATAGACTTGGGCAAACTCTTCAAACCGCAAGCTTCGCGCAGTCCGTAAAGTCGCCCCTTTTCAAATTCTAGTTTGATGGGGTCGGCATTTTTCGCTCGCAACCGTTCGATACGGCGATATACAAGTGTCATAAGATTGATAAGTGTAGTCTTTTTAACAGGTTTAATAGTGCTAGGGTCAAAATTTTCTGCTTCTGCTTCTGCTTCTGCTTCTGCTTCTGCTTCTGCTTCTGCTTCTGCTTCTGCTTCTGCTTCTGCTTCTGCTTCTGCTTCTGCTTCTGCTTCTGCTTCTGCTTCTGCTTCTGCTTCTGCT